CCACGCCGCATTGTCAAACTCCTGCGTAAACCCCAGCAGGTTCTTTGGCGTGGTGGGGTTGTAGCTCGGCGGCAGATAGATGCTGCTGGTCGTTGCTACATAGGGCAGGGCAGTGGAGCCGGTATTGAGTTGAGCGCCCCAGAGGTAAAAAGACAAAGGCCCACCGGCCTGAGCCAAGAAAATCAACCCATCGCTACCACCATTTCCGACAAATGATGCGACTACGGTAACCGCAGGATGCCCAAGAGTAATGCGCTGCCAACCAGAACCAACTAATGCCAGATCAACATGCCAATTACCTTTTGAGCTATCGGATGGGTTTCCGACGCGCAGAGTGCCTGTAGTAGAAACTTTGTTGATGTAAAAAGAAGGGGAAGCTGGAGAATTAAGCGGTACGGTCGCAACTGTTGAATAAATGTCGTTGCCAACGGTGTTGACTCCGCTGATCAAATCAGCCGTGATCGTGCCATCAGGCGCAGCAATAGCATTCGGAGTTACCGCGCAAGTCCCACGTTTAATCCAAGCCGCATTATCAAACTGCTCCGAGTACGTCAGCAGATTGACCGGCGCGTTGGCTACGTTGAGTTGGGCTCCCCAGATGAAGATGCCGGAGGTGCCGTTGCCGGTATCTCGACACCAGATAGCAGCGCGTGTGGGTGCGGCTCCCGTTGCGGTCCATGTTAGCGTCAAGCGATACCAACCACCTCCCACGTCGAGGGCAGTTGTTGAAACTCCGGTCCAAGTTCCGGTCACGTTGGCGGCTGTTGAAACAGCGCCAGTTGTGAGGTTGTAAGAGACGGAAGCAAGGTTAGATGCCGAATCATCGGCATACAGACGCATGTTGCTAAACGCATCTGCCTTGCCATAAGCACTCAGTGTGTACGTTGTTCCAGCGGACCCAGTAAAAGCCTCTACGACCCGGCCATCAGTTGCACTTAGCGCAGGAATCAATCGATCTGCCGTAGTAGTGCCATCCGGCGCAACAGCAGCATTAGCAGTAACGCTTGCGTTACTCTTTACCCACGCCGTCGCCTCAAAGTCCTCGCTGTTGGTTACGAGGTTGTGCGGCGCGTAGCTAACCCGGCCATTGCTGTCCGTCAGCGTGGCGTTGCTGGTGCGGGAGAAGGTGATCCTGTTAAAGGACTGAAGCTGACCCCCGACAATATAAGTCCCGTTGATAAAGTCCAACGAGGTACTCGGAGCCAATGCGCTCTCATCACCCGCCTGCACAGCACGGGCAACAGGAGTCAGGACAGACCTTACAACAGGATTCAACTGCATATCAGTTCTCGGTGTAGACGCCCACGTTCACCCCACCAGACGAAATATCCGGTCGGGCTACATAATAAGTCCCAGGGCTAGAGATTGACAACGATGGAACCTCTACGCTCAACGTCCCAACCTTCTGAGCGTTACCCGGCGTCTTTTGGTACACCGTGAACGAGAAAGCCGAAGGAATCGCGGCTGAGGCAAAAAGACCCACCGTGATGCTGAGATACTGCGCTACCACGATGTCAGTGGAGTTCGCCGCGGACTGACCAGAGGCCAGGATAGTTGCTTGAGTCATATTCCTTCCTTATGCAGTCGCTTTGATGACGACAAAACCTAACGTGATTGATTCTGCTAACGCGCCGCTACTGATGTTCTGTACGCAGATTGCACAAGAACCAGCAGCAACTCCGTCAGTCCAAACCTGATAAGAAGAGTCACTTCCTCCAGATTTACGGTTCACCACAATCACATCATTGGCTTCAATGGATGTATTGTTAAGTGTAAACCTAGCAACAGCATTAGAGAATAATGCTGAGTTGTTCACAACAATCTGACCACTCGGAGCGTTCAAGGTAACCGCGGTCGTCTTGCTCGAGTTCTGAGTGATCGTCCCGCCAACGGAGTATCCGGTCTTGGCAAGGAAGTAACTCTGGTTCTGCCACAGGGTTCCGTTGTAGATCAAAATCTGGCCAGATGTCGGAGCAGTGATCTGGACATCGTGAATCTCATCCAGTTCGTATCCGTTTTGGGTGCGGATGTAGATTTGACCGTTGCCTGCGTTAGCCCTCTCGACCACACCAAGATAGACAAGATGGTTAGGCGCAGCAGGCTTAACGCTTGTCAGAGAACCTGGGCTAGAGCCAAGATATAGAGTGTCGCCTTCAGCGTAAGCACCAGTATTAAGCCCATCCAGAACACCCTGACACAAAACAAACCCAGCCTGATTGGCAGGAATATTCTCAGCAGCAAGACCAAGCGTCTTGGCAGAAGTTGCGTCACCCGTGTTGTTGGCTAGTTTTACTGAAGCCTTGTTACCTTGAGCCTGGAAGAGATAGACCGCTTGTCCCTTACCGATGGTCGTTGCTTCAGCGTTGACCACATACGCAAGAAGACTTTGACCGATCTGGCCGTTGACGTTTCCACCAACCATTCCAAGTTGTGCAGTGCCCGTCGCAGGGTTCCACCACATCCGGCCCACCTGGGGAGTGACTCCGTTTGCGGTGTTCCAATCAACGTAATCCGCGACAGAAATGCCGCCAGTGATGCCGCCCAAAGAGATGATGTCGGTGTTGGCACCAGAAGCAGCAGCGCCGAGGTTCGTCCTTGCGCCAGCCGCTGTAGTCGCTCCAGTTCCGCCTTCAGAGATTTGAACCTGATCTCCCGTGAGCGAGAAAGCCCCCGTGGCACTCAGCGTGGCTACAGATACTGACCCACCAGTGATGGCAACAGAGTTAGCCGCCTGGAGAGACAGACTTCCTAAACCGAGATTCGTCCTTGCGGTAGCCGCGTCCGTAGCACCAGTACCACCCGAAGCAATAGGTACGGTATTGAGCGAGATCACCGATCCCGCGATGTTGACCGGAGACGTACCAGAATAGACAGAATAGCCCACAGGACCGAGCGTTTGGGTCGTACCGTCTGAGTAGGTCACCACCCAGTTAATATTCGCCCCTGAGCCCGTTTGAGCGATGTTGCTGACCCCTCGGCCTGCAACACCTCGGTCAATCGTAACGGACACATCCTGTCCGCTGACGGTCACTTCGTAACTCATGTGTTCACCACCCCGTCAGAACGTACAAGGAACATCAGGAAGATGATCACATCCTCCGCAGGGCTTGTGCCAGCAGGAAAACTGATCTTGATCCGGCCTGTAAAGCAAGCGCAGTCTTGATCGTTGATCTCAAGATCAGGATCACCAACCAGCACCCAGGTTGTGTCATCAATCGCAACCGTGAACGTGCCAGCCGCGTCCACGCGATTGGAGATCGTCAGGTTGATGGGAGTCGGCGTCGGCGTGTAGTCGCTCAGGTCAAACGACAGGCCCCTACGGGTATCCTGAAGGTTTGAGACGACTCGACGAACAATCTGGGCGTCAATCGCGCAACCAGTGAGATCGGTTGCAGTGCCGTTGTTCTTGATGGACAGATTCCAGTAAATCTTCTGCTGGTAAACCAACTCAGAAGAAAGAATCTGATTGTTGAACCCTGAGACTTGGTTCAGGGTGTTCTGGGAGAAAACTGCCATCCCGGTACTCCGGTTAACCACTGCCTACAGACTTGCAGGCCAGCGAGGCTAATTGATTCTATTGCCTTGATCTGATCAAGTCAACGAAATGCCAAAGGTCTTCTTGTCGGAAGACTCCAGCAGGCTTGTTAGGTGCCCATGAAGGATTAGCACTCATCAACTCTGTGTAGTCCATCGTGCCAGCGTAAGTGATGTCACCTGTCATTTGGTTAATGACAGGAGGATTGTCTTGGATGTTATAGGTTTTGAATTGTTGAGGCACAGCGAACGAGAAGACACCATCTTTTACTTCTCCCACACCCACAACAACCCTCACCCACTGACCCGCCATGTGCTCGAAAAGCTGGATGTCTTCAGCAATAGTGGTTGATGGAATAGTTGATGTTCTCATGTTGTTCCTTATACATAGCCTGGGAACCAAACAACGGCCCCACCGTTGGTGCTTACTTTAATCCACGCTGCACGATTAACGGGGTCAGTTGGTGCTGTGGTGTTGTTGACGTAGTATAGGTATTGAGAGTTCGCCTGACCAGAAGCAATCTCAACAAACGCAGAAGCATCCTTGCCATCAAGTTTGTCGGCATTTAGGTTAGTGACAAGCGTAGTGTTGTCAATAGCCATGATGCCTTCGATCTTTAGAGCAGTTCCACCTCCAGTATTTGTTGCAAGAACACCAACCGCAGTTGACCTATTTGTGTTTCCATATAAAGCAGCAGGCGGCAATCCACCAGAATAAGTGCTATTTGTGAAAGCGTAAACCGGATAAGTCAAAGTGCTTAATTTTCCATACGCGGCCAATCCAATATCAGCGCTATTGCCTGAATTTGCTTTGATTGCAGTAGTTAAAAGAAAAGCTGTACTTGTGCTGCCAGTAAATTCTGCTGATCCATTGCCAAATATGTTTCCAGTAATATTCAAAGCAGTTCCATCCCAAGTCAATGACTGAGATGTAGAACCGATTGAGAACTTATATGCAGCACCAGAATAACCAAGGAAAAAACCAGTTCCTGTGTTGTATGCAGTCTGACCACCTTTGATGTGACCACTGGTGTTTATGGTAAGCGCATCTTGAACTGTCAGCGCACCAGTGTTTACCGTGATGGCAGAAAGGGTTCCAACCTTCAGACTTGAGATATACGGTGTACTCCAAACGGTCTGGTTTGTGACCGGGTTATAGACCCCATCCGCCTGATAAAGACTATCAGTAGAAGAAGGATTCGGATCGCTTGCGAACCAACTTACATTAAGACCCCAGGTTGCATTAGACTGAACTGACGAAGGACGATTGTCTCCCGATACAGTTATATTGCCAGATATTGGAGACGGATTGCTGGCAATTCTAGAAAAGCAAATCCTAGAAGATGAACCATCGTTTCCATTTGCTCCATTTGATCCAGCAGCACCTACAGCTAATATAGAAGCCAAAGTCCAATTTATACTACTTGAAGTTGCTGATGCGGTCGCTACAAGATTTACTGTAGCTGCCCACAATGTAAATCCTGGGGATGGAGATGTGCCGGGAGTTAAAGTCCACCCTGCTGGAGCCGCGGCAATAGTGTTTGTTGCCCAAGTATAAGTTCCTGTACCAGTAGGGCCAGCAGGAATAGATGCCGCCCATTGATAAACAGATGGGTTCGCTGATTTTGTTCCGTCAACTCCGTTTGTGCCATTATCAACAAATATAAACTGTAAAGATGCTGTTGGCGCTTGACTAATTGCTCCAGCGGAATTTTTATATCTAACAGGCACAGTCAACGTAGCAGGAGTAGAAGTCATTGCGGTTGGAATGCCCCATTGAGCATATGTTCCACCGTCAGTAATAGAACCCATTACAAGACCACCAGTTGTGGTTATGTCAGCATTTCCTGTAGTTGAAGACCCGCCGATTCGCCATGTGTTATTTACAAAAGCAGCATCGGAGTCTGTTTGTGATGTAACAAAATCTACAGTGGCTCCAAATGCGCTGCCATAAAGCCTTGTAACAAGACCAGTAAATGAGGGTACGCCACCAGTTCTTGATACGCTATTTGAGGCGGGACTAAATGATGCAATAAAAGATTCTGAAGTAACAGTTGCCCAATTAAATGCAGCAGAAGAAGTTGACAAATCAGAGGTGGCAAGCTCATTACCTACTGTAAAAGCAAAATAATATGTCCCTGAACCAACGACAACATTTGGGAACTTCAATGCAAGGCCTGGAGTAAATGACTCACCATAACTTGCTGTTTGTATTGTCCAGACCTTCCAATCCTTTTGTAATGGGACAATAACATCCGTGTAATAAAGAGTTACAACGGTAATTCTTCCGCTTGTTGGAATATCACATACAACAGAAAAATAAGGTGGATTTGCACTTGGAGATTGATCTGTAAATGTCGGAGCAGACAATGGAGCGAAATAATATCCTGATGTTAATCCGCTATTTGATACTGAACTGAATTGGGTAATACTCGCGTCATCATAAACCGCCGAGTTGTATTCAGCCGCCTCGATTCTTGCGCCAAGATTACCGTCAGGAAGTGACGCTTCTTGTACCTTTGTGACACGAAATAGCTTCGCAGACCATCCATAGTCCGCGTTGGTAACCGAAATCACATCTCCAGCATCTACTTGAATACCGGTATAAGCAGTAGAGAATGAAACAATCAGGTCTTCTCTGGCCTGCTCAAGAATACGATTAGCCAAATAACTGGCTTGCACAGAGTCATTAACAAGATCAAAACTGGTTGAGTATTTGTTTACAGGTTCATTAGGATATAAGAGCCCCGCAGGAGTCTGAAGGAAAACGTACTCCGGTTGATCTTTATTACCCTTGAATGGGAATGAAACTTCAATTTGGTTAATTGAAGAAGCGAGATCGACCACAGATACTTTAATTTCTCCAATGATGTTGGAATCATTAAAGGCAAAACTTGTAGATTCTGCTTTGTTAATTACTGGAGTCCACTGGCCTGTGTATGCCTGATAAGACAGCCAAGAATCACATGCAGTGAGAATCTTGTCTACGTTCTCAAGGACCGATCTTCCCGTATCAATTACACCGTTGACTCGATACCGCGCCTGGGTAGCAGAACCACCACCAGAAGGCGTATATGAAATCGTGGCATCTGAATAGGTGTTCAGAGCAGCACAGGCAGTCGAATTGACTTGTGACGCAGGAACTGCTCCACCATAGGTCGTAGAGGTCAGGTAGTCGTAAAGCACATCCCCAGGCTTTGCAAAACCTGTTCCGTTCAATGCGTGTTTAACCTTGAAGGTAACAGGCTGAAGAGACGTAGTACCTGCATCTCGGTTATAGATGAGTTTGACAATGGCAAACGCCAGACCATTCATTTGCCTAGTACCACTCCAACGCAGTCCAGCAGCAATGTCACTACCACCCATGAACGTGGACGGAGAAGTCCCTGTGACGTTAGTGATTACGCCAGCCGCGGTTGAGGTGTAAAGGTTAATAAATAGATTGCCTGACACCTTAGTGTCTACATTTCCAGCACCATCAGTAAGCGAAATAACTTTTGTTGTGTCTATGGAATCAAATGTAATTAACCTGTCTCCGTAGTAAAAATTTGAAGTGTCGTAGGTAAATTGTCCGTTTGTTGAGATGTTGGAAATTGCCAAGACGTAATACATCGCCTGCTGATTTGTCGTCAGCACTGCATCAACAAATGTGCCACCCATCCAGGCATCACCATAAACGACAGGAATTGAGTTAGTAGAACTTGGAGGTACTTGCTGTCTTACTCCGTTATCCGTTTGCGTAGGAGTCTTCTGGCCGAATACTCGCGTGATGATGTAAGACGCAGCAAAGTTAATCGCAAATGTGGCTACAGCCATTCCAACCGCACCAAGTGCAGCAGTGGCAGCGGCATAAGTTGTGAAAATAGTAGATAAGACTACTGATGCTGGCATGTCTTATTCCTTAACGAATGTCGTTTCGATCTTCTTGAAGCCTGGGAGACTCTGCACAGAACTTGTGTGCATGAGAGATGCACATACGATGTCCGCACGTTTTTCTCGGATCAGTTCTTCCGAGTGCTTCACAAACTCAAAAAATAATCTTCCACCGATTGTGCCCTGTCTGTATTCAGGATGAACCCACCAAGCAACCTCTTTAATCTCTGCGATTTGAGGGCACCAGAAGTTAGGCGTAATGATCGCGGCCAACATGCCTCGCATCTGATCATCAAGTAGGACAAATCCTCTTCCAATGATCAGAGACTCAATCAACGCTTTTACATAGTCATCGTTCTGTACTTTAGAGTCTCTTAGAGCATCAATAGGCGACTCGCTGGCGTACCTACGCATCATTTCGGTACAGGCAGGTACGTCAAACTTAGACGCGAATCGGATCATGGTTGATCTCTAAATTCTTGCGTTAACTTGTCTTCGCCAGGAGTAGAGACACCACCAGTTTTGGGAGGTGCTCCAAAATCAAAGTATTGATTAGAGATCGCAGCAACCCGGTTCATGGATGTATCGCTGGGGTAAAAGAACTGCCAAGACTTTTGGTTAGTCCTCAGACCTGCAATGCGGTTCTCAAGAACCTTCCTCATCGAGGTGCAGGAGATCGTGCAGGTAGCGACTCGAGTCCGAGCTTGATCGTCGAAGTCCTCAGATATACCTACAGAGTTGATGATCCCTGTGTATCTTTTGAAGAACTGCGTCGTCGGGCTGGTGATGATCTGGTTGTTTGAGTCTAGAAAGCCTCGCCAGATTTCTACCGTGGAGCCTTTGATATTAGAGGACAGGATCAAGCCTACGTTGGTAGGGTCAATACCCGTCAGACTGATCGTGATGTCGTCGGATGTGCTTTTAATGTCTTGAGGGATGTCCCCAAGCTGAAGCAGCATCCCAAGGTTAGAGAACGTGATGCCACTAACCGTGATCGGAGCAGCGGCATTGCAGAATGAGTAAGTCGTCGTTACTGGATTGCCAATCTGAAGCCTGACAAACTCAGCGTGTCTTATATTTGCGCTCGAAAGCGCATTCATTGTCGTACTCATGGAGCCACGTTCTCCCTAAACACAAAAGGACCGTCCCAGTTCACGAAAGCACCATTTGTCATTGGAGTCAGAGTGTATGTCGGGCACTGCTCTGCGTACACAGGAAAACTCACCGCAGAGCCGACAGCGGTCAGTGTTCCCGTAGAAGGTGTACCAATCACAGGCCGGTGGATCGTAGCGTTCACAGTGGCCGCGCCGCCCCTTAGAACGTCCGCAGTGATCTTGTAGACGTAAGACCCTAGTTGGATGAAGTCTCCCGCCGCCAGGACGACTACAGAGCTTCCTACAGCAGGCAGATTGCCGATAGAGATCGTCGTTGCGTTAGCCGCGGGCACAGAAGCCAGAGTTAGCGCCGCCGCCTGGGCACCAGATAAGCCACCGCGATAAGCAGTAAACCAGCTAAGGTTACTGCTAGAAAAAGTGATGTTTGCAGGAGTTTGACGGTCAAGGTTGTCAATCGTCTGGATAACATCTCGGACCTGTGGGTAGTACAGATAGTTATGCGGGACGATGGTGAACACCCAAGGCACCGCGGTCAGGTACTGAGCAGTCCTGATTTGCCCACCTCGAGAGACTTGCTGGCCGACAGTACGCCGGTTATTCACAGTCATGGACTGCTGAATATCGACTATCGATTGAAACGACATTATGCGCGTCCTCTTCCGATGGCAAGAGACTTGTTGGCATAGGCATTAGCTGCCCACACCGCAGTGCTGCTGCCCATGATCCTATCCTCAAAACTCTTTACGTCAATCGCTTGGATGTTGTAGTTGTTAATAACCTGGGAACCGCCAACAGAGGATAGAGCGTTATTGGGAACAATAGTCCCAGATGTGCGAGGCACAAACATCTCTGGCCCCTTCTCTCCAACCATGTAGGAAGTCCCCGCGTTAACAGAACCGCCATAGGCTCGAGGAATAAGCCCAGAACCTCCGGTGATGGTTCCTCCGCTGGCCGATCCAAATGAGAATCCCATAGTTCTCAGGAAGGAATTAAACAGCATCGTCGCCGAGGCTTTTAATTGAATCAGGATCAAGTCTTGGATGATCGACCGAGCCAAGTCTTTGAACGATAGCTTTCCAGTGCGAACGAAGTTCTCAAGAGCTTTTTCCATGTTACCGAACACGGCATCGTAGACACGCTGGGTGGCCTTCAGAGAGTCCTGCATAGAGATGAACATCTCTTGCATACCTTGGTTCCTTCGAGCCTGGGAGACCAATAGATCGCGCTTCTCAGGGCTGAGATCAGGATTAGCCATGATCTCAGCGATCTTCCTCTGAGTTTCCAACTCCAGCATGGCAATCTGAAGTGCTTTGTCAGAGGCTCCGATCAGAGAACCTTTGAGTTGCAGTTTCTGCATTTCGTACTCAAGGCTTTCCTTTTCTACTTGACCAGCCTGAACCAACTGGTTGTAAATCTGATCCCTGCGAGATTGCTCTTGAGCAAGATCATTCATGGCCTCATCAGCAAGTTTCTGACGGTCTGCCATTTCATCTGCGTAACGCTTCTTTGCTAATTCACGCAGTTGATTTTGCTTATCCTGCTCAATTTGAATTAGTTGTTGAGCAAGTAGCTTTGCATTTTGCTCGGCAAATACATCAGCTTCTGCTTGATTCTTCTTTGCCATTTCGTTTCTGGCAAGGAATATCTTTTCTTGAGCATTCAACTCAATAGTCATCATGTCATTCGCAGTCATCCTGCGACGATCATATTGATTCTTGACTATTGCTTGATCAATTTCAAAAGCTAGTTGTCGTCTCTTTTCGACAAACTTAACTTCATCGTTAATTTCTTGCGTATCTTGTTGTGACTTCTTTGCAGCGGCTTCACCGGCCTGCATCTTGTCAAGGATTGCTTGACGCTTGGACACAAACTCTTGAAAGCTCTGCAACAGTTTCCCGTAGTAAACAGAGTCAGGATTTGCCTTATTAAGTTGGTTTGCAGCAGCAGTGATGAACTGGTTTATCTGATCCAGTTGCTCTTCAAGCGTTTGTGGCCTACCAATATTAAGCAATGCATTCCAAGCAGCACTAGCTGCGTTCTTAAGTTTCGTCCATGCGCCCTCAAGCGTTCCCACTTGGCGCTCTTGGTCTTGCAACTTCTTGTTCAACGCATCAGCAGCAACCTTGGCCGCCTCTTGGCTCTTGCCTTGCTTATCAAGAAGAACAATGTGCTTGTATTGCTCAAGCGTTAGGAAGTGCATCCTGTCGTTGAGAGACTTGATAGAAGACGCGCCGCCATCAAAAGCAGGGATTAGTTTCTGAGCAACTTCAGTAGCCGTTTCACCAGACAACTTGGTGACGTTGGCAATAGCTTGGGCTACAGAGCCCATAGATTGATCTGTAAACTTCCCAGATTTGACCAACTCCATCAGAATGTCTTTGGTTTTACCAATAGACAAGTTGGTCTTTGTACTGACCGTATCGGCCAGATCAAGGAAGGTCTTTTGAGTCAGGTTGGCGTAATTGCCTGTCAGGATCAACTGATCTCTGAGTTCTGCCGAATCTCTTGCGCCTTGATAAAACGCAACACCCAAAACACCAACAGTCGCGGCCAATCCTCCCATTGCGACCCGCATCGGAGTCAGCATGGTTGCAATGGCTTTGAACATATTGCCCACGCCACCGAACTGATCCTTCAACTGACCACCCTGCTGCATCAGAGCGATCATGGCGTTTTGGCCTGATGCGATCTGGGTTACAAGGTCGGTAGTTTGGTAGGTGATGGCAAGTTTCTGCTGCTCAGACAGAACCCCCATTGTCCGCTTGCCTGCCGCAGACACTTCATCGTAAGCCTTAGCCTGGGCAAGAAGCTGTTGCTGAAGAGCAGGAGCCGCGTTCTTGAATCTACCTGCGGCAATCTCACGCTCAATCTGCGTTACCTTGGAAACCTCTTTGCCGTAGTCCTCGGTGGCGTATTTAAGAGCAACAATCTCTTTAGCCGCAGCATTAGATTCCCGAGTAATGGCCGCCTTAAGGTTCCTAGTCTCAGCAATAGCCTTGTCAACGTCAGCAGTAAATGACGCAGTATCAAGACCAAGAACGACACCAAGTCGAGCAATGTTGCTGGATGCCATTACTTCTTCCTTCGATTCAGTCGCTTCGCGTAAGCAGGGATTATGTAAGCTAACTCGCTCTTCAGTGCGCTAAGTACAGTCTCTACTTGAGCATCCAAAGACGGTCTTAGAAACGGTTGAGGGTTGAGCTTACTTGTCCCAAACTCCTGAGCCAGAGACACTGCGCTCTTCTTGACCGAAACAATCGCAATAGCCGCATCCGTCTCGTTGACGTACTTGGACATCTTGTCCCTGCCGTGAGGGATTCTGGCGTCTAGCTTGACCGTATCTCTGAGGTGGATTGGCCCGGTGTTTTCTTCGTCATAGGGAGCAGTCTGCTCGACCCGACGATACACCGGCACCATCGCATTACGCGCCGCCTTTACGAGGGTGTTCCTCGCAACTAGGTCAGCGCGATAGCCTTGAGCCAAGTCCCGGAGTTGCTGCTCGAACTCAGCAAATCCCTCCAGCTTGACCCCTCGCTCATTGGGTATGTACGCCAAACAACTTCTCCGCGCCTGGGGCCTGAGCCATGAAGGAAATCAGATTGTTGTTGACGGCAACCTTTTGTTCCTCTTCCGTCAACGGAGGAACAATGTATTCATGGGTTGAAGGAAGAATATCCTTCATCTCAAACGCTTTGTTCCCTTGTCGGAGTTTAGCGTTTAGATTACCCGTAGCAAAGCCACTCAAGGCCAAAAGCATAGCCTTGTTTCCCAGATAACCGTCATGCAGCATGATCTCAATGTTCCGCATGTCGTCTGCTGGGATGTTGTCAGGACACCCACCGTGAGCCCAGACGTAAGCCCGAGCCTGTGAGTAAGTGTCCCTTAAGAGTTTTTTCGGGAGTCCCCGTAGGAAGGCTGGATAGCCTCTTGGATGCCCTTGATAATTTCCAACTGAACAGTGAAGGGCATTTCCTCTTCAATCTGCTCATAGGTCAGATCATCAAGATTCCCTTCGATAGGAACCAAAAGCCGGAACATCTCGACAATGCGGTTCTCGACCTGCATAGCGGTGCGTACAAGCTCTTTTGTGGACCGACCATCCACATAGACGTCACCATCCTTTTCCTCGCCTTGTAGGCCCTTTACGGCCTTCTCGTAGCGGGTTTGGAACTTGGACTCATCAACTTGTTCAATTCTCGCCTGCATGTCCTCCATCTCTTTGGACAGAGGAACACGAACCTTGAAGGTCTTGTTCGCCAGGACGAACGACTTGATTCGAAGGGATGAGGTATCCCCGAATGCTTGGGAGAGCTTCATATTATCTTGGCTTTATGATGTGTTGATAGATGGAATCGTTGACACGAACCGCGAAGTCCACCACTTCCTCGGGGCTCATCGTATTGGCGTGGTTCTTTGCAATCTCATGGGCAAGGCTTACCGCGGTAAGCCTTTGCTGAGTAAAACCAAACCAATCTTTTCTTGTCTCTGCTTGGGCAATTAAAAACCCAAGCAGATCATTCGTGTTTTGTATTGTGGTCATTTCTTGAGCAGTTGTAGGCAGATGTATTCCGCAGTGTCGGGCTCTGCCTCTTCCAAAGCCGCCTCGACTTCCTCTTGGTCTACATGGAACCCCCGAGCAAA